AAAAGAATTAATTGCTAACTACGAAGTTGAAATGGAAAAAAACATTACAGCTCGTTGGGAGGCAGATTTAAAATCAGACTCTTGGCTTAGTAAAAATGTTAGGCCAATGGTATTAATATTTTTAATAGTATGCACCATGCTATTAATATTTATAGACGCTGGTGCATTGAAGTTTGAAGTTAAGTCATCTTGGGTTGATTTACTTCAATTAGTATTAATAACTGTGATCGGTGCTTATTTTGGCGGTCGATCATTTGAAAAAGTAAAAAAATAAATTATGGGAATAAATTCAACAGAAGTGGCTTATAGCTTTGGACAGCTAGGTAGCGCTTACACTACTGCTAGTAGCGATGCAATAACTCCACCAACAAATAAAGTATTTGTAGCTATAACAATGTTAGCTGATACTGTTTTTGATAGTAGTGGTGGTTTAGTAGCAGAAAGAACACTTGTTATTAGCACTACTGACGCAACTGCTACCTCAACTCAAACAGGTGATATATACATAGGCACTGAACAACCAGCTAATGATTTAGCAACAGCAACTACAGACGAAGGTACTGGAGGTCAAGTTGTAGACTCAGTTACTTTTCCTAAAGGAGTTACTATATATGGTCGTTGGAGTGAAATTGATGTAAGTTCAGGTTCTATTATAGCTTATATAGGAGACTAATGTTAAGTATAGGATCAGGTATTGCACCAACAATAACAGATATGCATAATCAAACTTTTTATAGGTTTGATGGTTCAGATCAACATATAACAGGACACGCAAACACAATAACTGCTTTAGCTAATCGTATTAACGATACTACTTGTGAGTTTACTATTTCTGTATGGGTTAAACTTGATAGCGTTACCGCTTCTAAGCATTTATTAAAATTTTCAGCTAGTGCTAATAATTTAATTCAAATGTTTTATCACAACGCAGATCAAGAGTGGAGATTTGCTGCTAAATTTGGTGGTACTAATAAAGTTGCTAAAAGTGGCGATGATGGACTTTGGGAAGCGGGCCAAGATAATCATGGTTGGGTTCATTTAGTTGGTACAGTTGGTTACACTAGTCAAAAAGTAATTTTATATGTTAACGGATCAGTTGTAAATGCTAGTGAAAATAACGTAGCACAAACCGCTACTATTAATGAAACTTTTGATACTCTTGAAATATTACAACAAAGTAGTGCAAATTATTGGGATGGTGATATAGATCAATTGGTTATGTACGGTAGGGTACTTTCAAGTTCAGAAGTAACAACAATATACAATGCTGGTGTAGGTGGTTTAGATTTATCAAATAGTACACACGTTAGTAATACCAATTTAATAATGTATCATAGGTTTGAAGAAAAATCAGGTTTTGTTTGTATAAACGAAGCAGGTGATAATTCTACTTATGTAAACGCGCCTACAGTAGTTGAACATAACGGAGCATTTAGTTAATATGAAAAAATACGTAATAATAAATACAAGTGAGCTTTCAAGCGTTGATTATAGCTTAGTAGAGCAAGATTCTGAAAATACAGTTAGAAGATCTTTAGATGGATCTTTAGCTTTAGTATCTTTTTTTGGTAATACACCTAGTTTTTTAAATGGCAAAACAGAGTATAACAAAGAAGGTATAAATAATATAATAACAAGTACAGACTGGGAATTAGAAGTTGAATAATAAATAATTAAATTAAATTAAATAAAATGGGAAAAAAAGAAAAAGTCGTAGACTTAAAACCAAAAGCAGAAAAAATTACTGATGAACAATTAAAAAAAGTTCAAGAAACGGTAAATGGTATAAATAGAGCACAATTAGAAATTGGTTCTATAGAAGTTAGAAAACACGAAATGATGCATCAAATAGCGGGCTTAAGAGACAATTTAACTTTGTTACAAGGTGAATTTGAAAAAGATTATGGCACATATGATATAGATATAAGCACTGGTATTATAAATTATCCAAAAGAAAATGGCAAAGTTAATAAGAAAGATTAGTGTAGGTAAAGACTACAAGAACGATGCCATGCATTATTCTGTTGGTCAAGAAGTTTATGGAGGTCATACTATTTGCGATATATTAGAAGAAAAAGATAAATATTCTATTTATATTAGAAAAAACAAAGATGTGTTACCTTGGAAAGACTTTAATAAAAACATGGCTGTATCTGTTGAATATAATCTCGAATACTAATGAAAAGTGTTTACAACTTTGTTGTAACACCAAAAGGAGAAAGATACAACAATACTAAAAAAGTTGGTGATTTAAATTTAATATTGAATACTGAAATATTTAATCATCAATACGTAAATAGAGAAGCAGTTGTTGTTTCAACTCCTATAATTGGTGATACAAATATAAAAATTGGAGATACTGTTATAGTACATCATAATGTGTTTAGAAGATGGCATGATGTTAAAGGTAGAGAAAAAAATAGTAAAAGTTTTTTTAATGAATCTACTTATCTTATAAACTATGATCAAATTTTTTTATATAAAAGAAATAACAAGTGGAAAGCGCCAAAAGGCTATTGTTTTGTAAAACCTTTAAAAGCTATAGATAAATTTAATATTGAACAAGAAAAACCATTACAAGGTATTGTTAAGTATTCAGACGGTAGTGTTAATGTTAATGATCTAATAGGTTTTACACCAAATAGCGAATATGAGTTTATAGTTGATGGCGAAAGACTATATAGAGTTTTATCTAAATTTATTACAATTAAATATGAGTATCAAGGAAACGAAGAAGAATATAATCCGAGCTGGGCGTAAAGCTGTAGAAGAGTTAATTAAAGTAGCTGAAGAAAAAATTATAACTAATACAGAAGATGATGTTAGTGCTGATAGATTAAAGAATGCAGCGGCTACTAAAAAGCTAGCTATATTTGATGCGTTTGAAATACTTAATAGAATCCAAGAAGAAGAAAATATACTTGAAGGTAAATCTTCTGAAGATAAAAAAACGAAAGTTTTTAAAGGGTTTGCAGAAGGAAGATCAAAATAATGTACGAGCAAACTTTAGTTAAAATAATAGAACCTATTAAAAAGACTACTATTAGTAGACTTAATAAATCTAAAAAATGGAAATATGGATATGATAAAGAACATGACATCGTGGTTATCTCTAAAACTGGGCAAATTGGTGAAGTGGTTGAAATACAAAATTTGCGTATCGCACTGCCAAAACGACCAGTGCAAGTGTATACACATGAGCTAAATAAGTGGGCCAAACAAGAATACCCTAAAGAACTAAGCAGGTTAAAAAATATATTTGATTGGAGAAATTATCCTGAAGAATCAAAAGAACAATGGTTTGATTATATAGACGAAGAGTTTAAAAGAAGAGACGAGGGCTTTTGGTTTATGAATAATAAAAAACCAACTTACATAACAGGTACTCACTACATGTATTTACAATGGAGTAAAATAGATGTAGGTGCACCTGACTTTAGAGAAGCAAACAGATTATTTTATATATTCTGGGAAGCTTGTAAAGCTGATAAAAGATGTTATGGTATGTGCTACTTAAAGAACAGACGTTCAGGCTTTTCGTTCATGTCATCTGCAGAAACAGTTAATTTAGCTACTATATCGAGTGATAGTAGATATGGGATACTTTCTAAAACAGGTGCTGATGCTAAAAAAATGTTTACAGACAAAGTAGTACCAATTAGTATTAATTACCCGTTTTTCTTTAAACCAATACAAGATGGTATGGATAGGCCAAAATCAGAGCTTGCTTATAGAGTACCAGCTAGTAAGTTTACAAGAAAAAAAATAATAGCTAACGAACAAATAGAAGATATACAAGGTTTAGACACTACTATTGATTGGAAGAATACTGGTGACAATAGTTATGATGGTGAAAAGCTTGCATTATTAGTACACGATGAAAGTGGTAAATGGGAAAGACCTGATAATATATTAAACAACTGGCGAGTTACAAAAACTTGTTTAAGATTAGGTAGTAGAATTATTGGTAAATGTATGATGGGTTCAACTTCCAACGCCCTAGACAAAGGTGGAGATAATTTTAAAAAATTGTATAATGCATCAGATGTCACTAAAAGAAATAGAAATGGCCAGACAAAATCTGGTTTATATTCTTTGTTTATCCCAATGGAATGGAACTACGAAGGATTTATTGATGAGTACGGAGTTCCAGTATTCACTACTTCTGACTCAG